AAGACACTAGGGGATACTACCTCTCACATCACCACGCTTCATGAAAAACAAATGAAGCTCTCCGCCTCTAAACCAGAACAGGTAACTAATAATAATCTTTTTGTGGGGTCGGCTACCGATCTCCTAGATTTACTTAAAAGGTGAGCGATCCCTACCTCAATAACCCCTTCCTCACAAGGAGGTTAAGTACACATTCCTACACCGAAGAACAAATCATTGAGTTTAAGAAATGTTCTGAGGATATACATTATTTTGCAGAAAATTATTTCACCATAGTTCATGTTGATCGTGGTAAAATTAAAATACCTCTCTACGATTATCAAAAGACATTATTAAAACAGTTTGAGAAAGAACGATTCTCTATAGTCACACAGTCTCGCCAAAGCGGTAAAACAACTACAACAACCGTATTCGTTCTTCATTACATACTATTCAATAAAGATAAAACTGTTGCCATCCTTGCTAATAAGGGAGATACTTCACAGGAAATTCTTGCTCGAATTCAGCTTGCATTTGAGCTCATTCCAAATTGGCTCAAACCTAATGTCGTCGAATGGAATAAACGAACCGTTGAATTTGAGAATGGTTGTCGAATTATGGCACGTGCGACATCATCTTCCTCTATTCGTGGTCAGAGTGTTGCATGTCTAATAATAGACGAAGCGGCATTTGTAGAGAGATGGGATGAATTCTATAAGTCTACTTATCCAACAATCGCCTCTGGTAAAGAGTCTAAGGTTATATTAGTATCAACGGTCAATAAGCTCAATCACTTCAATGCCATAAGAGTTAAGGCAGAGCGTGGTGAAAATGAATTTGTGCCATTTGAAGTAAAATGGGATGACGTACCCGGAAGAGATGCGGCATGGAGAGATCAAACCATTGCTAATACATCTCTCGAAGATTTTATGCAGGAGCATGAGAATGTCGCCCTTGGTTCAAGTAATACATTAATATCCTCTTGGGTGCTTAGAAATATTATTACGACAGAACCAATTGAAATAATAAACTCTATCAGATACTTTGATAAACCTATTACTGGGAATAAGTATATAATAACAGTAGATACCTCTCACGGGAAAGGTCTTGATTATTCTGTCTCCACTGTATTTGATATTACACAATACCCTATTAAACAGGTTGCAGTATTTCAAGATAATAAAACATCCTCAAAGGTATATACAAGGATTATTCATAATCTCGGGATACAATATAATAATGCCCACATCTTAGTAGAATCGAATGATATTGGTCACACCGTAGTTAACGAATTAAATTATGAATACGAATATGAAAATTTAATATCAGAAAAAACTGCAAATGAAAAATATGCTCTGGGGGTTCGTACAACAAAATCGACCAAGCGTATAGGATGTTCTATATTATCGGATTTAATTGCAAATAATAAACTTATTATACAGGACGTTAATACCGTAATGGAACTTTCTAATTTCGTCTCCCGTGGATCATCATATGAAGCGGAAAGAGGAACGACGGATGATATTGTCATGACCCTAGTCATGCTTGCATGGTACACTACAATAGAAAATTTTGAATATTTGAGTACTATAAATATAGACGATCTTTATCGAGAAAAATATACAGAGATAGATGATATTATACCCCCCATTATGACCACAGAAGAACCCGCTGGATACTATGAAGCCGGTGATTATTGGGTCAAACCTTAAGCACTTTAGAAACAATATATTATAAATACTTATATGGCAGAAAAAAATAGTTTATTCGGATTTTCGTTTAAGAAAAAGAAAAAAGAGAACGAAAGTTTCATAGTACCTTCGTCGGACGATGGTGCCCTAGATATTGGTATTTCCGGATTTTTCGGATCTGCCATCAATGCTAAGCCAGATACCGCATCTACGGAAAACGGATTAATAGAACAATACAGGAATTTAACTTTTGTTGCAGAGGTTGATCAAGCAGTAGAAGATATTATTAATGAAGCTATTATTTCGGATTCTAGTACTTCACAATCTGTGAGTGTATCTGTTGTTGATCCAGATTATTCGGACGAAGTAAAACAATTAATAGCCGATGAGTTTGATACTATTCTCAGACTCCTCAATTTTAATGCTCAGGGTCACGAAATATTTCGAAACTGGTATGTAGACGGAAGAATATATTATCATAAGATAATAGATCTTAAATCCTCTAAGAAAGGATTACTGGAATTAAGACCAATTAATCCCACAGAGATTAAAAAAGTTAGAGAGGTTCTAAAGGAATTAGATCCAGTTACACGTGTAGAAATCATTAAGGGTATTGAAGAGTATTATGTATTTGGAGATGGTCACAATCAGCTAAGGATTTCACCAGATGCAATATGCTATGCATCATCAGGTCTCATTGATAGATCTACCGGTATGGTTCTCTCTCATCTTCATAAAGCTATTAGACCAGCAAATCAGTTAAGAATGACTGAAAATGCACAGGTTATATATAGATTAGCACGTGCTCCGGAGAGAAGAATATTTTATATTGATGTTGGTAATATGCCTAAAGCTAAGGCAGAACAACATCTCAAAGATATAATGGATCGCTATCGTAATAAAATGGTATATGATGCCAATACTGGTGCACTGACTAACTCTACCGATCAAATGAGTATGATGGAGGATTTTTGGCTTCCTCGTCGTGAAGGTAATAAAGGTACAGAAATAACTACACTCCCAGCAGGAACTAATCTTGCTGATATCGATGACTTAATTTACTTTCAAAAGAAATTATTCAAGTCACTGAATGTACCAGTTTCGCGACTTGATTCGGAATCTACATATACATTTGGATCAGGATCAGAAGTAACGAGAGATGAGGTTAAATTCTCTAAGTTTATATCCAAACTTCGCAGGAAATTTACTTCGTCGTTTGATGATCTTCTTCGTACACAACTTCTTCTGAAGGGTGTAATCACAGAGGGTGAATGGGATAAACTAAAAGAAGTATTAATTTACAATTTCAGTGAAGATAATTACTACGCAGAATTAAAAGACTCGGAGATCCTAAAGGAACGTATATCAACCCTCGAACTCCTTGAACCTTATATTGGAAAATTCTATTCAAACGATTATGTGAGGAAAGTGGTTCTTAAACAAACGGATGAAGAGATAAAAGATATAAATGATAAGATAAAGGAAGAAGAGAAGGATCCTATATATCAGGAACCAGAAGATGAAGATGAAGATAACTATTAACCAATGGGAAATAAAAAGTGGAATTAATTGATAAAATTAAAACAGATAATTTGATTGCAGCGAAAACAACATTCAAAGATATTATGTCAGATAAAGTTATAGATAAACTAGAGCAACTGAAAAAAGATATTGGTTCTAATTTATACAAAAATCGGGAAGAAAAATGAAACTCATAACAGAACTTCTAGATCATGATTTAAATATATTGACAGAGGGCAAGGGCAAAACCCTACACATTGAGGGTGTATTCCTTCAATCTTCTGTGAAAAATAGAAATGGTCGAATATATCCAAAAGAGATAATGTCTCGAGAAGTTCGGCGTTTCGTCAATGAAGAAATTAAGAATAAACGAAGTATTGGGGAATTAAATCATCCACCAAATCCAACAATTAATCCAGAGAGAGCTTCACATTTAATTACATCTCTTCAAGAGTCAGGCAACGATTACATAGGTAAAGCAAAAATCCTAGATACCCCAATGGGTAATATCGTTCGTGGACTACTTGAGGGTGGGGTTAAACTAGGTGTATCTTCTCGCGGATTAGGATCGCTAACCAAGAAAGGTGGTGCATCTGTAGTTGGGTCTGACTTCAAATTAAGTACAATTGATATTGTAGCCGATCCATCGGCACCTTCTGCGTTTGTTGAGGGAATAATGGAAAACGCAGAATGGGTTTATGATGATGTCCTTGGATATCAAAGTATTCGGAATTCTATTAGGAAAACACCCTAGAGGTGTTTAGTAATTTTATAAATAAATTATAATTAAATTTTTTATAAATAATTATACATATTATATGTTTACATTAGGAGAAAACAATGGATCAAGCTAAAATTGATGACCTTGAGTTAGAAATAACTGAAGAAGAAGTCATCACGGCGGCAGAGGAAATTGTGGAAGAACTTGTTTCTGAGGATGAGGAATTATCCGAAAAGAAAAAAGTAAAAGAAGAAGAAATCGAAATCAAATCTGATGATGAAGAAGATGATGAAGACGAAGATGACGATGATTCTGAAGTTGAAGAAAAAAAGAAACCTGTAAAAGAGGATAAAATTGATATGTCTGCTGATGTCGATGCTCTTCTTGAGGGTGAAGATTTTTCTGAAGATTTCAAACTTAAAGCTACCACAATCTTTGAAGCTGCAATTGGTGCTAAATTAGCATCAGAAAAAACTTTATTAGAAGAAAAATTTCAGACTAAGTTGGATGAAGCTACTCAAGAAATTGAAGAAACTTTATCAGACAAAGTTGATCAATACTTAAATTATGTAGTTGAAGAATGGGCGAAGGATAATGCAATTGCATTAGAACACGGCATTCGTTCTGAAATATCTGAACAATTCCTAAATGGTATGCGCGATTTATTCGTTGAGAATTTTATCGACATCCCAGAAGAAAAACTTTCTATTGTTGAAAGTCAATTTGACGAAATCGAAGAACTAACTTCCGCATTAAATGATGCAGAAAAAGAAAAAGTTGCTTTGACTGCTCAAGTTAATGAAGCAAAGAAAGATCGAATTCTTTTAAGTTTATCTGAAGACCTTGCGGTCACAGAAACAGAAAAATTTAAAGAACTTGCTGAAAATGTAGATTTTGAATCAAGTGAACTATATGAAAAGAAAC